CATAAGCTCACCCATGAGCGGCTTAGCGAGTTCCCACTTGATCGATGAGAGGCATTTGAGCCCCATCTGAGCGAGCGCCGCCATCCCCAATTCAAGGAAGCCTTCGGGAACTTCCACATCCGATTGCATGAGCGCGAGCATCGCCCGCATTGCCCAGGCTTCGCCCTGGCTGGCGCTCATCTCGGTAATGACGAATAGCTTTCCCTTATCGCGGCCGGAAAGGGGCTCATCGGTTGCGCTCGGGTAGTTTGAGATCTTACGAGACATAGAGCGCGATCTCCTTCGCACGGCGAGCGGCGAGCCCATCTGACTTATGCAGTACGCCGTTGACGTGCTCATAGCACCAGGCCGCCATCTGCGTAGTTACCTGGCTCTCTCCGTGGTGCAACATCGTGGCGAGCGCGGCCACGCCTTCGTTGTATGCGAAATCCGCCAGGGCGTCATGCTGATTCTGATTCGCCCAGGGCGCGAGCGCCCCAACGTGCGGATCGTAGTCTTCGGCGAGATCCGTAGCCAGTAGCGCATCGGCTTCGGGCAACGTAATCCCGAGATCGGGGATAGCTTCGCCTGGCTTCTGATCGTGACCATGCCCCCACATCACATGACCGTTATCGTTCGTCGGCTTCGGGGCGAATCCCTCGTTACCCTTGATAAAATCAATTCCCTTTTCGCTGGTATTCATGTTCCCTCTCAAACGGGTTTTGCCGTCCCGAACGTTACCGCTACGCCGGCGCGTTTAGATCAGAGTGGGATCGATGCTTTCCCATTCGATAGTGAAATCCATCGGCTGCAGAACCTTAGCGGCATCGGCGAGCGGCTTGGCACTCTTGAGAGTCCCCCGCTTGCAGATGAAAGACTCGCCGGTTGACGGAAGATCGATAGTCCCCGAGATGTAATACACGTCTCGCTTTGCCTTCTGAGCGTTCTGAATGGCAATGAAGATCTGCTTACTCGGGGAGTCGGCCTGCAAGCTGAATTTCTGCTCAGGCATATTGAAGACGATGCCTGACGTTTTACGCCCGTCAACGCCCATCTGACTCTCGGTAAGTTGCAGATCGCCCGTCTCCCATGCTCGCTCTGCAGAGAAGCCCTTCAACTGCTGAGGGACCGGGAACAAACCGGGGACGCTGATGGTTACAACGGAATTTGCGCTTGTGATCGAATCGTTCAACGTTTGTCCCTCTTTCGGTTACAGAATATCGATGCTTGCCATAGTGATCTGTTGGACCGCGCCGCCGTCCGCATACCAGAAGTTGACGATTGGGCTACCGCGCTGCCCGCGAACCTGAGCGCCAGGGTCAAGGATCTGCAGGTAGTAGCCGGCCGTCTGAATCACCTGGGCAGCGTTGACGCCGGCGGCCTGATTGACTTCCGAGATCTGCTCATCCGAAAGCACAACGCCCGTGCGGATGGTTCCGAAGGCGAGAGCGGCATTGATCGGGTCCATCAGCGCCGAACGAAGCAACCCGTAACCGGATGGGTTGTACGGGAAGTCTCCGATGTTGGTAAGCAACGTGAATTGCGCCAACTGTAGTTGAGAGTTGAGGTAAATCTGATTGACGAAGGAATCGATGAAACCGAACTCGCCCGGCATCTGCCCGTTGTAGAAGAAAACAAATCCCTGGTTTGCCGTCGCATACGATCCGTAAAAGCTGTAACCGTTCGCGAGCAAGTTCTGAGAGATCTGATCGTCTGCAACCGTGGGCAGCATCCCCGACTGAGCAAGGAAGGCGAGAGTAACGCGCCCGTTTGCCGCGCCGAAATTGATCGAAGCAATCGCGCCGGCCACAAACGTAGCGACGTTGAGCGCGAGCGCGGCGAGAGTGGTACCTGTCGCGAGAGCTAACGCCGGATCTCCCGAGATGCACGCAACGCCGTTGTACTGGGCTGCCTTCGCTACCGCGCCGAAAGAGGTTGTATTCCCCTGTACCGATGCGTTCGGATCGGTATCCCAGCCCAGGTAGAGGTATTCCGAGTTCGCAGCATTGAACCAGGCCGCGAAGCCTTCCTTATCGCTGAGAGAGGGCTCCCAGAGCGTTACAACGCTCGCGAAGTTCTGAGTTACTCGCACGGCGTTCGCCATCGCGGTAGCCGGCGTATCGAGCGCCGCGCCCTGCGAGAGAAACGCGCCGTTTGCCGCGGTGAGGTTGAGCCCGGCGGCGAGCGTCCCGGTTGCGAAAGTGATCGTCTCGGTTGCGCCGGTTGCCGTGGTGGTGAAGACGAACGCGCCAGCTACGGCGTTCCACGCAACAGTAAAGGGGGGAGTGGTGAATCCGGCGGCGATCAAGGTTGCGGCGTTGCTGAAACTGGTAGCGCCAGCCAGGTTGATCGCGGCCGAAGTCTCTACCACGCCGGCAACGGTGAGGATGAGAGTCCCGCTCAGAGTTTCAAGCTGCGCCAGGGTAACGCCGGCGAGAGATCCGCCCTGTAGGAAGGCGGAACGGGCGGCGAGGTTGAAGGGAGCGAAGATCATCCCGCCGGGCTTGATCGTGGAATTGTTGTAGCCGGCGAAATAGATCTTCGCAAGGGCGGCTTCGGCCGATGAGGGACCGAAGAAATTTGCTACCGCCGTGGGGCTCGCGAAGTTGAAAGCCGAAGCCGTGGGCATCTCGGTATTTTGAGTGAGGAAAAGACCATTCATCACCAGCGACGTTCCGCCACTGTTTACCACGCCGGGGTTGATTCTTGCAATCCGTGATGCTGGGATGGTCATTATTGCTTTCCCTCCAAAATATTTACAGCCAAAATATTAGCTGAGTCCTGCGGTATAGAGACAGTCGGATTATATTGCAAGCTCGCCGTAAGCGTCCAACGGCCTTCGTATTGTTGCTCCCCCGTGGTAAGCGGCGTCTGATGACCGTCAGAGCAATACAACGGTCTTATGCCATCGGGAAATTGATCCGGCGCGTAGGGACTCCGGTAAATCGTTGTTACGGCCGTACACCAGTCGCCCGCCGCGGGACCGCGAAAGTCAATTTGAATATCAATCCGCTTCGGTCCTGTAATGTCCGTCTGATCGTTAGCCGCATTGAATACGTCAATCGGAGTCTCTAACGCTACCTGCAGGATTTCGGTAAGTTCTACGTAAGGGGCGGCCGGTGGAGCAACGCGATTCTCTTGGCCGCGGATGATCTCAGCGCCGCCCACGAATGGGCTCAGAAACGCGCCCAGGGCTTCGATTACGGCGTCAATGCTGATCGATGATAGGTAAGGCGTCGGCGCGGGCATTAGGGCTCCTGTAGAACGATTACGGCTTTCGCCCAGAGCGGCCACGTCTCCAAGACTTTGACAACCAGCCAGGTTCCGACGAAGGAGGCCGGCGCGGGAGACGCAATAATTACGAGATCTCCGCCGGTACCGTTGGGGCGTACAACTCCCGCCAGGGCTCCGCGTAAGTAGATCCCGCGAATCACTCCCTGTAGATTGAGCCCTTCAACCTGGCGAAGCTCGGAGCCGTCAAGCGATTGAAGCTGAGCCGGTCCCGAGACGGCCGCGGCGTAGCTGGGAACTTGCTTGAGTCCCGCGCCTACGGTTGAGCCCGTTGAGCGCTTGACGCTAACGATCATATTCGGGTTTACCGAGTTGCTTACTGCGTTGGCGATTCCGCGGAGATCCATTATTTGATTACCCGATATCCGGTCGATTGGATCATATGTCCCGTGTCAATTAGAGGTTTGCTGAAACCTTTGGCGTCGATCGTGCTCTCCGCAAGGGCGGGCGTAGTGAAGTCATTGATACTTTGGATAAGCGCCCCTTGTATGTCTTCGCCCATGAGCGCGAGAATCTTTGCGCCATCCCAATTGAGCATGGTATCGTTCGCGCCGGAAATGGCGGCGATCTTCTCAGCCCAGCCCGGGGATTCTTTCGCGATCATCTGCCGAAAGAATGGGCGCGGCGGCGCGGAGCCGTTTCCGAACTCATTCCAGAAGGCGACGGCGGCCACGGGGGTACCATCCGGATACGTAGCGCCTTCGAGAAATCCGACTTCGAGCGAGCCGCCCATTTTCGCGGCCATCTCTCGAATGTGACGGACAACGTTATCTGAAACAGAAAGTTCCATTACCAGCGCCGTCCCTGGTTGGGATTGGTTGGGCGAATGCGGTACCGCATACCCCGTAGGCTCGCGGTAGCTTGCCAGAACGCCGCCCCATACTGCGATTGTTGAAACCATGCGCCCGTGCCCGGCGTGGGCGGTACGCCCTCGAAGCTCGCGGATACGGTGCCCTCTGACGCCTGGCTAACTCTGCCAACCGGCCGCGGTTGCCCGTCTGCGTTGAGATCTCCGTTGATATAGGAAATATGCGCCGTGATCATGTTGAGCAGCAAGCCGCGGCGAGTGATATCCCAAACGGGGCTGCTGTCGCAATTGGACAGATACAGCCCCGCTTCTAGGAATAGCGCCGGCAGCCTGGTAGGGTTGGCGGCGTTCACGGGGACAAACTCTGGGTATCTACCCAGGAAGTTCGCCAAATTGAAAACTGCAACGGCCATGCGGCTCCCTTACTTTGCGTCGGCTTTCTTTGCGCCTGGTGCCCTGGGATCTTTGCCGTCCGTCGCCATTGGCTCGAAGCCGGTTTTTTCCTTGCGGAGTTCCTTCGCCTTCGAGATCGCTTCCGATTCGTTGCGAGCCTCAAAGATCGCGCCAGTCTTGAGAGGCTGAAAATCCTTGTACTTCGCTTTCCACGCTTCCCAGAAATCGGCATCGACTTCGGTTGATACATGGGTTGAGCCGATGATCTTCGAGCTATGCAAGCCCGCGAGAGTTACCGTCTCCCCGCTGATCGGGTGAGTCAAAGCCAACCCGTTTGGAAGCCTGCAGCCAATAACAATCTTCGCCATAAAATTCCCTTCGCTATGTAATTTGAGGGCTGAGGATATTCCCCCCAGCCCTCCAATTACTTTACACCGTCAACAGTTACCGAGCTATGCCGAGCCTTCCACCTTCGTTTTTGAGCCTCAGTCATTTTTAGTTTCGTCTCTTCCGAGTGAGGCTTTCCGGGTATTCCCTTATTCCACGCTGGTCCAATATTCTTACCTTTATTCCAAGCCGGCTTGCCCTTCATCGACGCCGACTGTTTAGCTTTTGTTTCTTCCGATCTAGGCTTACCTTTAGGCCACTTCGGGCAAACTGCATTACCTCGATTGGGGTTGGCCTTCATCCATTCAGACTTCCGCCGCTTTTCATCTTCGGGTTGAATACGTCCGCTCTGGCCTTCGCCGCCATCGGTCAAATTTCTAAGTGATCCTGTTCCGAGATCAATACGCCCAAAACGATGAATGAGAAGCATCTCTAACTGGTGAGCGTCCCATTCAGTTAGATCTGTAGCAAAGAAAACAATGTTGGCAGTATCGGTAGGGCGAGGGATGTGACGATTGGAATCTAATACTCTATGCCCCTTACCTTTGCCGATGTAATAAGGGGAACCCGCTTCGCCATGCTTCGATGAATTTGTGCGTAGGTACATGTACACATAGAAATTGTCCATGTACCTACGGTATCACAAATCGCGACTATACGCCCAGCATTGCCGCGATGAACATCGGACGATAGACAATCGCGCCGAACGTGCCCTGCGACTTCTTTTGCTTGAAGGCGCTCATCTCGATAACAATCGGGTGAGCCCGTAGCTTCTCGGTGAAAGCCACGTCCACGGTGCGCTGCCCCTCAACCTCATCCACGATAAGCTGTACGAGATTGCCCGCGGCGGTCGAGTATTCGGGAGCAGTCTCGATTCGCAGATTGGGAAAGTTATCCTTGATCATGGTCTTCACGTTGACGTTGTACTGCGTGACTTTGCCGAGGTTGGGTTGCACTCCTGACGAAAGCGCCAGGGTCATCTTTGCATCCATCTCAACAAGGCTGGTGTTCTGCGTCTGCGTCTGCAACTGAGTGAAGAGCGCGAGGATATCGGCGTAGATCCCAAGAGCATCCTTGTTCGCCCAGGTAATGTTTCCGCTCTCGTTTGTGGGAGCGATGGGGGCGTAAAGGTTGGGATCGTTGAGCAAGCCGTAATTCTGCAGGCCGTTCACTCCGAAGAAATACGTCTTGTTCTGAAACTTGTTGAGCGTCAGGACCGAAGCGAGGTTGACGCGATTCGCCCAGTCGATTTTCGCCAGAGCCGCCTTCGCGAGTTCCTTCTCGCCCCACTGAGTAATCACCTGGTAGTGATAACTCTGCCGCTGAGGGAAGTCGGTATTCGCGCCGGCAACGCCATTGTTGCTGTAATCGCCGTAGCTCGAAGTCTCGCCGGTCGATTCCACAACGGGGAACATCGCTGTGTCCGTTGTCCAATCGCCCTTCTTTACCTCTTCGCCAAC